TAACAGGAATCAGCTCAGTTGGTATTACAATTGGCGGCGGTGGCGGAGGTACTTATTACTCTGGTGCTGGTGGTAATGGTAACACAACTAGTTTTGGGCCTTATATGTCAGCAGGCGGTGGACATGGGGCTAACAGACAAAACCAACACTCAGGTGGTGTAAGTGGAAACGGTAATGGCGGAAACTTAAATATTCACCAAGGTGGAGGTGGTTGTCATCACCACTCGTTTGGTCCAGGTGGATCAACATATTTCGGTGGTGCAGCACCGTCAGGGCATCCACAGGGTGGACACTTTGCACACAATCATCAAGGACACAGTGCGCCGGGTACAGGTGGTACAGGCGGGTATTTCCATGGACATAGAGGTTCAGACGGAAGACCAGGTATTGTAGTCGTTGAGGAATATAAGTAATAAATAAAAGACAATAGGAGTATATTAAACCATGAAAAAAGCACTTATAGGATATCAAGGTTGGGTTCAAGACATTAGAGAGCCCGGCGAAGAATTTGAAATCTACAATGGTCCTGACGCATCAATCCAGTGGGTAGATGCTCCAGATGAGATCACTTTAGATTGGACATTAGAATGGTCCCCACAACAACAGCAAATGATTTGGGTAGAAAGAGACGGCCCATACACACAAGATTCAGAAGCACGTAGAGTTGCTTATGGTGAAGTTGGTGAACAGTTAGATATGATTTTCCACGAAGTTCAAGAATCAGGAAGTATTTCTGCTTCAGGACCGTGGGCATCACACATTTCTACAGTAAAATCAATGATTCCAGCACCAGCAGCACCAGAACTAATCACTGAAGAAGAAGCAATGGTTAGAAGAAATACTACAGAACCAAGCGAAAATAAGCCATGTAATTCAAGCACTTCGGACTTACCAGCTTGGAAAAGATACAGCGGTTGGACTGATAAATCAAACGATCCAGTTCCAGGCATTAACCAGTAAAAACGTAAGTATACTCCAAATATTAAAAGGCTCTTCGGAGCCTTTTTTTATTTCTGCCCTCTCTACCATAGGATAAATAATAGTAGTATATTATAAAATACACCAAAGGAAAAGATATGAAAATTAAAACAGTAACAATTGTTGGAGGCGGCTCTTCCGGTTGGATGACAGCAGCAGCACTTTCTAAATGTTGCCCACACTTAGATATTACATTAATTGAATCTAAAACAATTGGCACAGTTGGCGTAGGTGAAAGTACATTAGGACATATTAATAGATATCTTCAAATGCTTGATCTTAAAGATGAAGATTGGATGCCAGCATGTAACGCAACATATAAAAACTCAATTCAATTTACAAACTTTAGAGAAAATAAAGGCGAAGTATTTCAATATCCGTTTAGTGATGGATTCGATTATACTGATAAGCCAGGTGGCATGGAAAACTGGAGACAGTTAGCAGCACTAAAACCTGAACAATATACTCCAGAAGAATTTGCAAGATTCTTTTGTACAGGTAATACATTACTTGCTGAACAAAACAAGCAAACTAAAAACGAAGATGGTGTTTTAAGAAACTTTAATTTTGATTGGGATACTGCATATCATTTAGATGCAGCAGCATTTGGTCAATACTTAAAAGATAAAATTGCTATTCCTAACGGTGTAAAACATATGTATGGCGAAGTACATTCCCATATGAAAGACAATACAAACAGTTACGTTACACAAGTATTATGTGCAGACGGAACTAAGTTAAACAGTGACTTGTATATTGATTGTACAGGTTTTGCATCTATTATGCTAGAAGGTTGGATGGGTTCACACTTTATGAACTTTGAAAAACACTTAGCAAATGATAGAGCATGGGCATGTAGATTACCTTATACTGATAGAGAAAAACAAATGCACAACGTAACTGATTGCCATGCACTTGGTAATGGTTGGGTATGGAACATTCCTTTATGGAATAGAATTGGTACAGGCTATGTTTACTCATCAAGGTTTACAACACCAGAAAAAGCTCAAGTAGAGTTTAGAAAACATCTTGCAGAAGCACATACACCAGAAATTGCTGAAGCAGCAGAAATGTTTGAAGTTAAAATTAAACATGGTTATAGACATAGAGCATGGAAAGGTAATGTAGTAGGTGTAGGACTTAGTTACGGATTTGTTGAGCCATTAGAATCAACAGGACTGTTAACTACACACGAAAATATTATTAAACTAGTTGATATATTAAACACAAGAGACGGCCATGTAACTAGAACTGAACGAGAAGGCTTTAACTTTTCTTGTGAATATGATGTTAAAAAGTTTAGAGACTTTGTATCACAACACTATGCATTCTCTATGAGAGAAGACACTCCATACTGGAGATGGTGTACTGAAATAAATGAATATGATCCGCTTATGCATTCAGATGAAATGCAAAAACATTCACAGTATGTTGCTATGATTGGTAACATTGTAGGCGGACATGCGTACGATGAAACATATACAGGAAATTGTTTTATTACAGCGGGAATGGGCATTAGAGCGACTGCTACACCTGAGTTAGTTTTACGAGGATCTAGTCGTAGATTCGAAGTAGATATACAAGAGGAAATAGGTGCAGTTGATCGCATGTATCAACAGTATAAAAATTTTGTATTAGATCATCTAGAGAATCTACCTAGTCATTATGAGTACTTAAAAGAAAACATATATGGCGGGAAAGATGATTACGAGCTTGATTAAAAAGTTTTTTAATAAGCAAAAGCCACACTTGCGGTTCTATAGTCTGTATCCTGGAGTTGCAGATGTTTATCCTATTTTTCAAGCATCTAAATTACCAAGAAACTTTACAAAAAATCAACCCCCTCCGCAAGTTGAAAGACTAGAAGCTAACGTTGCTAAGTGTCCTGGAATACGAAAAGTTGCTATGACAGGATGGATAGTACCAGCACCAGCAGACTTTATTATTAGAACAAATGGTGACGGTGTTAGTTTTGAATGGCGCGAACCGATTAAGTTTGACAAAGAAATGCCAGGTACTGAATCATATATTATGATGCATACTGAAAGTCAAACTGTACCTGTGCTTGATGATGTTGAAAACACATTAAGGACAACAGTAAAAGTAGAAACTCCTTGGAGAGTTGAAGCTTCAGACGATATTGTATTGTTACAATTACCACTTACATATGCTAATGAGCCTAGGTTTACATCAGCACATGGTATACTAGATCCAATGCAATCACACGTAATAAACTTACAACTGTTCTGGAATGTTTTAGAAGGAGAAACATTAATTAGAGCAGGAACACCATTAGCTCAGTACATTCCTATTAAAAGAAGTGAACTGAATTATAGTGCGTACGATTATTCAGTTGCATCACAACCAACTGAAGTTGACATACAGAGAGAAAAAGCATATAATTATGCTGCAAACTGCTCGTTGCTAGATAAAGACACTTTAGCATCAAGATTAAAAAGGGCAAAGGCAGTCTTAACTAAGTATAAACACAAAGGATGATTACAATGACAGAAAAAAATAGAAATGTTGTCACTAAGTTGGAAGCTGTAAAAGCTCAACTTCAAGCTGACATGACTAAAAGCAACGAAGAACTTGCCAAATTAGAAGAAGAATTTGCTGATTTAAAATTAAATCCGTATGGTATTACTTCTATTGACTTTGCAAAGAGACAAGAACTTTCAACTGATGTTCTAAAGATGGAAGGCACACTTATGGGTTTAGATTTAGCGATTGAAACCTATGAGGAAGAACATGGTAAGTCCGACTAATGAGGGAGGCATACACCTCTTTCCGCCTACAATTTGGAAATACAGTTATAACTTTCCATATGACGAAATAGAACAATCAATAGAAGAAGTTTTTGATTCAGTTGAGAGAAATTCTAGTTTAGAAAAAGGCGCCGCCCTATCTACTGTAACTTTGCCTGAAAGACAGCAGCCCCACACTTGGGAAGAACTTGCTGAATTTCACCATTGGCTAGGCACTAAGTTAACAGGAATAAAAGAAGAATTAAATTTTTACGAAAGACAGTCATCGGTTATCGGTTCTTGGTTTAATAGACATTACAAGACAGGATATACTGAAGAGCATTGTCACAACTATAGTACGTTTGTAGCAAGTTGCTATATCAAATGCCCACCCGATAGCGGCAATATTGTTTTTAGAAATCCTTTAGAATATCACTTCACAAACTTTCCTATAGTAAACGAAACACAAACATTGCAAGAAGTGCAATGTAAAACAGGAGATGTTATTATTTTTCCTAGTTGGTTAAAACACTTTGTTACAGAAAACAAAACAGACCAAGAAAGAATTGTAATGACTATTAATATTAAATAATGGACTTTAAAATTTGTTATCCAGATGCAAACACTATCGATAGTGTTATAAAGGTAAAGTCCTTAGAGGACTTTAAAGCCGAGTACTTTGACTTAGGTGAAGGTATTGGATATTGGATTGCTGATAATCCTTTTTATGATGACGGCTTTAATTTTTTTAAAGGCTTAGTAAAGTCTTTTCCTATTGTAAAAGATAACAATGCAGAAGGTAATTTAGATCCTAATCCATTTGATACAATACATTTACCAGACTGGACATATAAAAATATATGTTTCTTATTGCGTGATTTTTATTTAAAAAATGTAGAAAGCAATATGTTTGATCCGCAAATACATGAATGGGGTAATGTATATTATAAAGAAAGAGCTAAACCTATTAGTTGCTGGCGAATTCCGCATGTTGATTATCCTAAAGGTTTAGTAGGTAATTTATGGTTTACAGGACACGACTTAGTAGATTCTTGTACAAAACTTTACAAGTACGAAGGAACTGTAAAAGATAGTCTATACGATTTTCAAACAGATAAAGATCATCCTATGTATGAGCGTTGGTCACAAATTGCAGATAAACCACAAAGAGCAGATGCTTGGTTCAATATGTCAGACGAAGAATTAGCACAATGGGGATTTAAGTATATGGGATCAGCGCCATCAGTAGAAGGCAAAATGACAATGTATAGAGCAGATATTAGTCATGCAGCAGTTATTTCATCTAACGTAGATTTTAGATGGAGTCATACATTTGCATTTTCAGATGATTTTCCTCCTGAAGTTAGAATGGGCGACTTGGAGTTAAGGTTATGATGAATATGGATATGTTCTTTCCTACTCCAGTTTGGTGGGAGCAAACAGAACTAGACAATACAGACATGCTAAAACTTTGTTATCAACTGCACAAAGAAGATGACAATGGAAGAGTACTAAGTAATCAAGGAGGCTGGCAATCAAAAGATTTTAGGCCTGATGCATACGATTCAATGAAACCATTACACGATGCAATTATGCAACAAGTAAATCAGTGTATTAGAGATTACGGTTATTACGAAGAATATTGTTATCCTATAATGGAAAACTTTTGGTTTAATATTAACAGGCAAGGTAATACTAATTCAGTACATATACACGATAATAGTTTTATATCTGGTGTGTACTATGTAAGTGCAAAGCCAGGACAGGGTAATTTAAATGTTTACAAAAATCATATGCAAGATTTTATTATTGCATCAGCAGCACCAATGAAAAACTATACACCTATTAGTGCAGCAGCAATTGCTTATGAACCAGTATCAAGTAAATTAATATTGTTTCCGGGTTGGTTACCGCATGGTGTTGAAAGAAATACAACAGAAGAAGATAGAGTAAGTGTATCTTTTAATGTTAAATTAATAAGGACAGATGATGAACGACTTCAGCAGAAGAATACTTAGCGAAACAAACTTAGCGTTTGAAGATAAGCCACACTTCTTTAAGAAGTTGCTTGACAATCCTAGCGAATTGGTTACTTGGCAAGATATTGAACAGCACACAAATAAAACAGAACGTTATAACTTTGAACTTATAAGTCCAGATAGCAGTAAAATTGAAATACCTGTTAGTAGAAAAAATTGGATTTATGATAGAGGTGTGCAAGATAAAGGTTTTATATTTGATAAAGTAAATGCTGGTTACGGATTAATCTGTTTAGATTACGGATTTCATAATCAAAAAACAATGGATTTTTTAAACGTATTTGAAAATATGTTTAGTATACATGCTGCAATACATGTGTATTGTGGGCTAAAAGATTCTAAGTCTTTTACAATACATGATGATTATCCTTGTAATTTTATTATTCAAGCAGAAGGAAAAACTAGATGGAAAGTGTATAAAAATAAAATTTCTTACATGCATAGAACAGGATTAATGAATGGTAAGTTACAAGATAAAGACATGGAAGTAGATATTGACGTAGAATTAGAACCGGGAGATGCATTATATATCCCCTCAAGACAGTATCATTGTGCATATCCTAAAGGCAAACGAATATCTCTAAGTATTCCATGCTGGCAGAAACTGCCAACAGAGCCAATGGAAAATGCAGTAGATAGAAATTATTATAGGATCAACAATGTTTAAACCGATTGAAATAGAAAATGTAATTGAAAAAGATTACCAAAAACAAATATTTGATGTAGTGACTGATATCACTTTTGATTGGCATTTTATGGAAGATACAACATTTGAAAAGAAGGATACTCTTAATACATCTACACCTAGTTTTGCAAATCTAGTATATCATCCTAACAATAAAGAAAATCCAGGATTAGAATTTTTTACTCCGTTGTTACAGAATACTTGTGCAAAAGCAGGTTTAGAACTAGACCAACTGTTACGTATGCGCTTAGGCTTTTTACTTAATACAAAGTATATGATGCCGCATGTAAGATATCAACATAACACACCGCATGTAGATTTTGAAGTAGATCATTATACTGCATGTTACTATGTTAATGAGTGTGATGGTGAAACTGTTGTATTTCACGAAACAGAAGAGGCAGAAAAATACAAGCCTATGCATAAAAGTATGCCACAGCAAGGTAAAGTATTAGTATTCAACGGAAGACACTATCATGCAAGTACATGTCCTAAGATGTTTACAAAAAGGATTGTAATGACTATGAACTTTACAGCGAGACAAATAGATGGATAAAGAGCAGTATATAAATGAATTACTAGAGCGTGACAAACAATCTAGTTCTCGTATTGTTTCTCAAAATCTAAAGGATAGATTTACATATCCTTACCTACCTACTATGGTAGTTGATAATTTTTATGAAGAGCCTGATCAAGTAAGAGAATATGCACTTAGTTTAGAATACTTTAAAGGTGATAGAGGAAGTTGGCCAGGTGTAAGAACTAAACTGTTTCATGAATTTGATCAAAAAAGTTTAGACTTTTTTAGTAAAAAATTACTAGTATATCTTAAAGATTATGGTTATACAGGGTTTGACGAAATACAAACAGCGTTTCATAGTACACCAGAATCATACACACGTGGCTGGGTACATGACGATGATCCTAAATTAAATGTAGCAGGAGTTGTATACTTAAACAAAGAAGCACCTCAAGGAACAGGAACAGTAATATACGAAGATATGGATTTTGATGGTGGCAAATATGCAGAAGTGTTTATGCAAGATGTATTAGATGTTCCAGCAAAAGAAAAAGAAGAATTTAATCAAATACGCGAAGCACAAGTTGCAGAATCTAAAAAAACAGTAACAATGGAAAGTGTATATAACAGAGCTATTATTTTTGATACTAGGCTTTGGCATAGTCCTGAACACTTTTATGGTAATACTATTAAAGACTCAAGGCTTACACAAGTATTTTTTGCGAGGGCAATATGATTAGAAATATTACACAACCTGTAAAAGTTATTGACAACTTCTTTGAGCAGCCTTGGCTAGTAGAGCATCATGCAAATAAACAAGAGTTTGTTGACCAAGATAATTCTGTTTTTCCAGGATCACGTTCAGCAACACTAGATGAACTTGATATAGATATGTTTGAAAGATTACTAGGTAAACTTATTAAACATGTGCTTGGTAAAGAAATGTTTACATTCTTACATTGCGAATATCAAAAAATGAATGAAAGATGTATTGATCAAATTAAACAAATCAGCACACAAGCAAATATTGCTGGTACAGTATTTTTAACAGAAAACACTGAACTAGATTCTGGTATTTGTTTTTATGATAATAAACATAATCCTACAATAAACATAGAAAATGTTTACAACAGATGTGTACTATGGGATCCTAAAGAACATTATAAAATTCTAAAATACAAACCAAATACACTTATGTTAACGTTTTACGGAACAGCAGTACAGAGGTATCCAACACAATGACAAATGATATTTTAATACTTGATGATGTAATTCCTAAAGATTATTCAGACCATATTAGAACATTATTAACTGGTTGGGAATTTGGTTGGGTCTTTAATCAGAACATGGTTTCTCCTGATGCAGAACTACAAGGCGAAAGCAATCATGCAGGTTTTAATCACTTTTTTTACGAAAAACAACAAGCAGTAAGTCAACACTTTAATTTTGTATATCCGCTTGTTTTAAGCATTACTAGTGCGTCTAAGACGCCGTATAACAGGTTAATACGCATGAGAGCTAACTTGACCCTACCTAACAAAACAAGCACGTTAGAATACCATATGCCGCACATAGACAGCTTCTTTGAACATTGGAATGCAATTTATTATGTAAACGATTGTGACGGTGATACTATTATTTTTAATGAAACAAATGATACTTATGATCCTGGTACTGATGATATTATGCGTATCAAAGAGAACAAGTTTACAATTAAAGAACGTGTTACACCTAAACAAGGTAGAGTAGTTGTATTCCCAGGAAAGTATTATCATACTAGCAGTTATTGTAAAGATTCTGCATATAGATCTGTTATTAACATTAATTTAGATAGGGTTCAACTAGGATGAGCGAATACTACTTACACCAAAGTCAATATATAATCGAGAATAAGACTCAGATTTTTGATCATTTAGATAACGCACATGGTGTTTTTAAGAAAATATTTTCTGATAATAATGACAGCACATGGTCATATAATTTGTACAATGTGTTTGCACTAACTGCACCTAGCACTATTTTTTATAACATATATAAAGAGCTTGGAACATTTGTAAGAAGTAATATAGGTGATGATCGACCACTGTGGATACAAGCATGGTTAAACTATCATAGACCAGATGAATGCTTAACACGACACGGACATGAATTTGATTGGCACGGATATATTAGCATTGATCCTAAAAGTACACAAACTATATTTGATAATTGGACTATTGATAACAAGCCAGGTCAAATATATTTAGGACCAGGACATGCTGAACACGAAGTTAAAGTACTAGAACCATATGAAGGTTATAGAACAACAATAGGGTTTGATGTACATTCAATACCAAATAATTCTTTTATTAGAAATTATGAAGAAAGACCTTTTGGTAATATGGGGTTAATGCCATTACTATGATAGAAGATTACAAAATTATACGAGGCGCAGTATCAACAGAACTCTGCGAATTTCTTGCATTAGAGTACGAACTGATGGAAGAAGTTTGTAAAGTATTGTATGCTGGTGCCGACTTATCTGACCTTGAAGAAAACACTTTTGCGAGATACGCTCCCTTGATGTTTGAAACATTGATGGTAAAACTAAATCCTTTGGTTGCAAAAGAATGGGGTCATGAGTTGGTACCAGTGTACTCTTATGCTAGGATATATTATAAAGGATCGCAACTTAAAAAACACTTTGACAGACCTAGCTCTGAAGTATCGGTATCAGTTGCAATATCAAAAGAACCAGAATACAATTGGCCAATATACATTAAAAATGAAGATGGTGTTGAACACGAGATTAATTTAGATGTTGGTGATATTGTTATATACAGTGGACGTAGGCACGAACACTGGAGAAACCCGTATGAGGGTAACAAAGTAGTACAAGCGTTTCTACAGTACGTAGAAGCCGATGGACCATATTCACATTTAAAATGGGATACGAAACCAGCATTAGGACTTCCTGCAGAATTTGTTCGTCAAGAGATAAAAGACGAAGTGCAGAATGTTAAAGATATGCTTGGATTTAAGCGTTAATTAGTCGCTGACTTTAGTAGGGCCTGCAACGATTTTTGCTGGACCGTGACGCTCTTCAAAGATTTTTGCCGCTGCTTCTTTGCTTGATGCTTCACAAGTGTCCTGAGTAATAGGCGCTTTACCTACCTCTTTTCTAATAATCATTTTGTAAGTTGCCATATTTGTATAACTCCTATATCTTTATTTATCAATATTCTTAATCCATTCATCGATTGTCCAGAATGGAGCCACAAGCTCTTTGTAGCGTTTTACGTTAGTATTTAGCACGTTTCTGCCTGTTTCAAGTTTATCTTCAAACGCAGTGCTAAAGTATGTGTTAGAAAATATATGTAATCCCTGTATTACTTGCATCCATGCTGCTGGCGAATAACCGTTAAAAACAGGCTCTACACCAACAAGTCCTTGCCAATAATGATCCCAGTCTTTTAGTTTCATTGCTAATGATTCTGGAATACGTTCTGGGTCATGTATATGACTTTTCCAGAAGTCTGTGTCATCTCTACGTCCTCTAAAATGTAATGCAATAAAGTCTTTAATATCTTCATAAACTGTATTAACTCTATGATTAAATCTATCTCTGTACAGCGTGTGATCTCTTCTAGTAGGATCCCACAAATCTTGCATAGCATAAAGTGACTCGCAAATAACTGCAATACCGTTTGCTTCTAATGGTTCTAAGAAACCACTGCTTAAACCAATTGCAAAAACATTATTTTTCCAACTTTCTTTTGCTACTTCGGGTGTGTATGTAAATGAAGCAATAGGTTCTATATGTTCACCACATACACTTCTTGCTTCCTCTAATGCTTGGTCTGCTGTAATATAATTGTTGTCATAAATGTAACCATTACCAGATCTGTGTTGCAAATTAATATTCCAACGCCAACCATATTTCATTGCTGTTGCATTTGTTGTTACTGAATACTTGGGTTCGTCCCACCATGCAATAACAGAGTTGTGTGTAAAATGATCTGAGTAATCAGAGTATTCTGCTCCTAATTTTTTTCTAATTAGTAACTGTGCAAATCCAGTACAATCAACAAACCATTCTCCTTCAATTTCTCTGTTATCATCTAAAATTAAAGTTGTTATATCACCTTTATCATTTTGTTTGGCATCTACGTATGTGCCTTCGATCAATGTAATATCTCTTTTAAGAGCCACTTCTTTCAAGTATGCTGCCGTTGCTCTACTCTCATTGTGCCACATAGCAATAATTGGTAGTTCTGATTTAGAAGCACCAAACGGAACTTTATTTTCTTTAATAAAATAGTTTGCATAGAATGCATCTGCTAAAGGAACATCATTACCTAGCAGTGTAGCCTGATATAAATTCTTTTGCCTTTCAGCTGCTATTATACCGGTAAATTGTCCTAAGTTCATATTAAAGACACTAGCGTCAGGATTGTCTGACCATCCATCTAACCAAGGTGCATAATCTGTTTGCAAACAATGAATAAATTCACTACCTACTCCTGACCAATCTTTAAAACGTCCACCTAGTTTTGGTGTAGCATTTGCTTTAGCAACAAAGTCATCAAAATCGATATCAAGATACTTTAACATATCAACAAATGTAGTTGTACCGCTTTCACCAGCAATAATAGGTGGCTTATTAGGATCTTCAACAACAGTAATATTCATACTAGGTCTTGTCTTTTTTATTAGTAGTGCAGTTAACCAGCCTGCAACGCCACCGCCTAATATAACTGTATTAGAGTTCATGGTTTACCTCCAAGTAACGATCTTTTAATATGTTTAATGCTTCTCGATGTGTGTAAATTTTTTCATCTGGCCAATCTGCTAATTGTTTTTTCATTAAATTTGTTAAACTTTCATTGTGTCTTTCTGCAAAATTTTCTTCCCAAAACTTTTTACAAGCATCATAATCAAAAAGATGTAAGCCGTGCATAACTTGTATCCAATTAAGATAACTGAACATAAGAGACGGATCAACAAAGTGTCCTGAATTAGGATAAGCAGTTTTAAATGACTGTAGTGTTTCTTCGTTGAATGGTGTTAGAACAATACCTTCATCACACCAACGCCAAAACTCTGAGTCGTTACGTTTTGTAAGATAATGTATCTGAATAAAGTCAATAATGTTAGTAGCAATTAAATTCATTCTTTCATTAAATCTTTTTGCAACAGTATCATCATTTTTTCTATAGTACAATAAATTACCTACAAGTATATTAACTTGTTGTATTGTTGAACCTATTGATGTTGCTTCTAAAGGTTCTACAAACATAGCACTAAGCCCTAATGATACACAATTCTTTGTCCAAAATTCGTTAACATATCCAGCATTAAATTTTACACGTTTACCTATTTCTAAATCTTTAATACCTAAATGCTTTTCATAGTGCTGCGATACTTCATCATATGCTTGTGTTTCGTTAATAAATTGATCACTAAACACATAACCATTTCCATATCTATCTTGTGTAGGAATTCTCCAACACCAACCACTGCTTAGTGCAGTTGCTTCTGTATAAGATGGGATGTCTTCAGTTCTAGCAGTAGGAAACGCAATAGCACTATTCATAGGAAGTTGATGTCCACAGTCTATCCATTTTTGTCCTAGTTTACTTGATATAACTCTATTAAATCCACTACAGTCAATAAAGAAATCACTAGCATGTTTTGTTCCAGCTTCGTCAACTAGCTCTTTAACATTACCTGTTTCATCTAAAATTACATCTTCAATATCAACATCTAATACTTCGATTCCTCTTTCCACACATAATCGTGTAAAGAATTCATTTAATTTATTTGTATCAAAATGGTATTGAGCAAAACTATCATGAAAAGGTTCAGCATGTAAACTACTAGCAGTTCTTTTCCAAACAGTATCAATAGGATCCCAATTTTCAGCAATCATTCTCATCCATTGAACAGGTGCTTCACTAAGTGGATCTAGTGCTGCAAACTGTTCTGTTAAACTATGAAAATAATGTTTCCCATCTCCTTGCCAATTAGTAAACTTAATACCGATTTTAAATGTTGCTCCTGTTTCTCTAACAATCGTTGGAACATCAACATCAATGTGGTGCATAAATCTTTGCCAGTGTTCTGTACTACCTTCACCAACACCAATAATACCAATCTTACTTGATCTTAAAAGTTTTAATTTTAATAGAGGGTGAGATTTTCTAAGTGTTAGTGCTGCAACTAATCCACTTGTTCCGCCACCTAATATTGTTAGAGATTTTATCATAACTTATAGGTAGTCCTTCCTTTTAATGTTTCTATTGCTTCTCTACATTTCATCCAGCCGTTACCTGGAGTTTGTGGTAGCATAGATAATTGTGCTGTATCTTCTGCACGATATTTACTATAACGCTCATTATATAATTTTTTAATGCTAGGAATATCAAACATACGCAATCCATGCATAATCTGTATCCAATTTAAATTATCGTAAATTCTAAAACTTCCGTGCATACCATCTTCGGGTAATAATATTTGATTTACAAATTGTTTTTTAAAATTTTCTAAGTTTTGTTTATTAAAAGGAGTAACTTCTATTTCATTTTTACACCAACGCCAAAACTTTGAATCTTCTCTTTGTGTAAAATAATGCAATTGAATAAAGTCTAACACATTACTTAAACAGTCATCAAATATCCTATTGTATTCATTTATAGTTGCTTGATCGCCACGTTCCCAAGATGCTAGTGCGCCAACTAATGCTCTTGATTGTTGTATAGTTGTTGAAATACTACTTGCTTCTAAAGGCTCTACAAAGTTACTGCTAAGTCCAATGCTAACACAGTTCTTAATCCAAAACTTATTAACCTTACCTGAAACAAAATTAATTTTTCTACCTATATTAATTGTATCTGAAAATAAAGATTGTATTTCTGCTATGGCTTCGTCTTCAGAAATAAATTGATCACTAAACACATAACCGTTACCAAAACGTTCTTGTACAGGACTACGCCAATGCCAACCAGCACTTAATGCTTTAGAAAGTGTGTAAGGTGGTATCTCTTCTTGGCGTGGTGTTTGAAAAGCAATAGCACTATTCATAGGTAAAAATGATGACCAGTCTACCCATTCAGCACCTAGTTTACTTGCAATAACTCTTTTGAATCCACTACTATCAATAAAAAAGTCTGCGGTGTGTGTTCGTCTTTCTATGTCGACTACTGAGTCTACAAAGCCCCCGTCACCAATGTTAACATCTACAACTTCTGTAGTTATAACGTTAATACCTGCTTCAATGCATCTCTTTTCTAAAAATGCATTTAATTTTTCACTATCAAAATGGAACTGATAGTAATCTTCAAATGGCGGACTTACATATCCTTGCATAGGTAAATCCCAATGCAACGATTCAGAATCAACACCTTCTGAAATCAATCTCATCAATGTATGTGCATCACCTGTGTATGCATCTACAAATATATATGGTTCTGCTAAACTGTGATAGTAGCTGGTTTTGTCACCGTGCCAATCTTCAAACTTAATACCAATCTTAATAGTTGCACCACATTCTCTTGCAAGATCAGTCATTGTAATACCTACTGCATCAGCGAATCTTCTCCAATGTTCAGTACTACCTTCGCCAACACCAATAGTTCCAATTTTATCAGATTTAATAAGTGTAATGTCTAAGTTGTCAATAGACTTTTTATGATATAGTGCAGTCATTAGTCCAGCATTACCGCCACCTAGCACAAGTAATTTTTTAATCATTTCTTTTCCTTGGTATGTACTTCTAAACTTGCAACAGAGTCTGTTGCTAGATTAAAATTTATATCCCCATATGGCATTGTATTAAAACTTATAATGTATCTATCTTTTTCTCCGAAGTGTGGAGTTGAACTATGAAATAACCAACTAGGAAATAAAACAAGTTTTCCAGCTTCAGCATCACTAAACCAATGCGGACTATAATCATGTCTAAGTACTTCTAGTTGTGCTTCTGTTCTATGCTTAACAGGATCTTCAAATACTGTTGCAGCACCTTCAGTAACATAATACACCCCACTCAAAAAACTCATAGAGTGTCTGTGATATTGTAAACGCATACCTTCTCTAGGCAATGCTCTATTAAACCAACTGCTTGTAATTTTAAAACCATCGCAGTCAAATTTTTGTTGTACGTGAACTTGCTTTATGCAATCATTAATCCATGTAAACAATGGATTCAATTCTTTTTTGTCATGTAAGTTTCTCATAGAACTAATTGTATCAGAATGTTTTACATGATCTGCATACTGCTCACACAAAGGAATCAAAGCATCGTTGTCAAGCTCTGTGTTCTTAAATTCAAATAGTTCTGTTGGAAACGTAGGTATTACTTTCATTAAAACTCAACCCAGCCTGTTAAAAGATATTTTTCACCACTTAATGGCGGATTGCCTCTGTGAGTATGCGTGTAACTTGCAGGCCAAACAACTAAGGTTCCTTCAGTAGCAGCAATACGCTTCTTTTGGTACAACCATTCTGTTTCTCCGCCTTCGTCAACTGTATTAAGATACATTCCCCACGCTGCAATTCTACCTGACCTTTCTTTTGTATCTGATTCAAAATGCCAAGTATGATATCCTTCTCCTGGAAGGGTTTTTTGAAGTTTCATAAAGTAAACTCTGTGATCGCCGCACTCGCCTAACACACTATAATGTGCAGTATATTGCTTCCAGCAATCAATAAATCTATTCATAAAAGTATGTATAGTAGGATTGTCTGTTGACATATTCAATGCAGGTTGTTCAAGAAGAAACGCAGCATGATCTGCTTTATTATGTGCTGAATTATCTCCTAAAGTTTGACGACTAGCAGTTAAATGCAAGTCGTTCAATTTTTCATAATATTCAATAAGGGCTGCACATTCTTCGGGTCTCATAACGCCGGTCCATGTTGCAATATCGTTCTCTATAATCATATTACTATTTATGGCCAGTTTATTAATGACATGAATAGTCTGAAAGCAGATAAATACTTTACAACAACAGTGGATGAACTCATAATATGGCAAATTTACCTATCATTAATAACCTTCGTGTAGTACCTAGAGATGCAGAATTTCTGGATAGAAAAACAGGTGCTCGTGGAGAAATATTCTATGATAAAGACAATAATACAATTAGACTGTACGATAGTCAGATTGTAGGTGGTTTACCATTAGCAAGAGGCGATTTAACTAACGTTACTAACGCAATATTTGCAGCAAAAGCAACAGCAGCAGGCGTTGGTGGCGGTAGCGGAAGTGGTAGTATCGAAGTTAGCCAATCTGCACCAAGTACGCCGGAAGAAGGTACAATTTGGTTTAACAGTACTAATGGTACACTGTATGTCTATATCAATGATGGAGATAGTAACCAATGGGTACAACCAGTATTAGGTTACCCGGCTATTCCGTCAAATTTACAAGATTTATCAAACGTAACTATTACATCACCAAGTGCTGATCAAGTTTTAAAATGGAACGGCAGCGCATGGATTAACGCAGCAGCACCAGCAGCCGCAACGTAATCTCCAAAGTCTGTCCTATTCATCTTGTAGGTACGCGCAAATCCTGTACCTGTCCAACGGAATCTATCGCCTTTCTCGTTAGTGAACTCTTCTGTAGGGATTCCGTATTTGTTCATTAACGCTTGGTTTTCTGCGCTGTTCATCCAAGAAGCATAAGCGCCCTGACGAGCGTTAGCGTCAGACTGCTGCGTGTCGTTTACAGGTGCCTGCTGTCCCGGCCCAGAAGCTAAGTCTTCTTCTTCTTGCTGCTGTTGTGCCGCTGTAGTCTGGTCTATACCTTCCTGAGAGAA